GCTTTGTAGAGTGAACGACGGCGACAAGTATCCTAACACCAGCACTAATCGCGTTAGCAGTAGTGTGATGGCCACTATGGGCAACATTGCTTATCCAATACAAATGGATCAATTGTTGACCCAAAAAGAAGATGACGCTCCACCACATATTGCTCGGTGGAACCGCAAGTTCAGTAATAAAGATACGTCTAACTGGCAATGTTTTGTTGGTGATCTTGTCCATAATGGATATTATATTGAGCTAGAATATAGTATTGGTGAAATAGAAATGGATGTAAGTCGCGAAGGTTTACAGTACACAAAGGATGTGGTCAAGATTCTGCGTAAAAGCACACAGGAAATCTATGCCGAGATTCAAGACGTGGTTAATGATAGTATTAGTGCTTCTAAAACATTGATAGAGGCTCGCAAGAGTTATAGCTCTTTGCGCAATATGGGTAGCAATCTTAAGATTTTAGCAGTATGGACAGACTCAACAGGATTTAAACACAATATCGGCACGAACACTGATATTTCCTACAGTCTTTTCGATAATCATGATTTTTATGTCATGAATTATATAAGGGGTGGAAATTATCGTTCTCGTAGCAAAAAAAAGTCATCCCTGACTACCAATATTTATTCTCACACTATTGTCTCTGACGAATCTATAAGCGGTAATTGTCGCAGTGCTAGATTCTTTCTGTCTGACATATCTACAAAAGAAAAGGCTAAGAAGATAGCCATTAAATATGCAGAAATTAATAATTGTTACACGTATGTGTTGATTAATACTGTCGATCACACCAAGGTCGGAGAGGGATGCGAGAAACTTTTGTTGGATGTCGGAATTGATAACTTTTTAAAGATCAGCGATTATGTGGATCTTGTTAAGGTGGATCGCGTGAATGGAAAGGTCAGAGTAAAGCGTGGCAGCGTTAGTAATAGTGATGTGTTTCTTATTGTCGGCGACACAAAAGATACAGAAGATCTAAATGTTAAATATTACAACAATGCTTCTTTGATGCGTAGTCTGACGGAAACCAGGCTTGAAAAATTTGTACAAGAAGATATCATCGTATATATTCCTATTCTTAGATACTCTTCGTCATCACCAGACTATCCAGCAATTGATCGACTACTGAGATATGAAAGAGATTTAGATTTCCTTTTTGATGTTCCTATCTATGCCATAAAACTATCTTCCGTAGCAAGACTTAAGAAAGACGGATTAAATCTGGTTGACTTTAATACATGGTTTAAAGATAAAGTTACTAATATTGTATCAACAGAACTGCGAAACATTATGCTCATTAAGAACAGCATTAATGATCTTGCCGGAGAATATAATAGGTTGGGGGAGTACAATTACGGTAAGAATCATTTTGAACCAGATGTCTATAAGGTGACTCTATTTCAAATTCTGAATATTTTTGGACTAGATTACGCTAAACATATTCAGGATGATGCTGTTATAGATATAATTGAAGAATTAATACTGCATAATTTCCTTACTGGTGTTGCTTCTTTGGAATCTTTTACTATTCCTAAATTTACGAACGAACATTATTTTGGTCATATTGCAGAACTGATGGCCAAGAGAAAAATTAACGAATTTGATAATAGCTCTATCCTACAAAAACAGATAAAGAATATTAATGTTCTCAACATAATGGTTGATGAGTTCTATGGTCTGGATAAAGAATATGGTGACATTCTCAAGACTGAAGAGAAGATAAATATTCCTCTTACAAACATTACGGAGTTGAGAACAAAATTGTTGGCGGCACTTGACAAAGCTCCACTGTTCAAGTATATTGTCTGTATCGCCTCTGTGGGCGAGTGTGATTTGCAGGGACTACACATTAATGCACTAGAGGCTGCTACGTATGGGATTAGTCAGATATTCAAGAATAATATTGATGAAGAAGGTTTGAGAAAAAGTTTGGGTCAGTGTATCTAATTTTTGGATCAATTTTTTAAACAAGGAGTTTTTACAATGAGTGTTCCGTTTATGTTCGTTGATGGCAATCTTACGCTAGTTTTGAACAACAAGACTTTTCAGGTTTTGCCAGACCACATTAATTATAAAAAGATTATGGAGGTACTACCATTTGCTACGGCAGATGAGCTTATAGTATTGGCAGATATTGAAAGTTCTGCCGCTGATTTCAGTGATGGTTCTATTCAAATCAAGGACGGTCAGGTGACTTGTGACGGAGTGGCTGTTCACGGAGCCATCAGTAAGCGTATTTTGGAGTTCATGAAGAATGGACTGCCCTTTCAGCCTCTCATGAATTTTCTGGCTAATTTGGTAGAGAATCCAAGTATGCAGAGCCAAAAAGAGCTATATGACTTTCTTGAGCATGAATGCCTTCCCGTAACTGAGGACGGATACTTTTTGGCATATAAAGCTGTTGGTCCAAATTATATGGACAAGCATAGTGGTGAATTTCGCAATTGTGTCGGTGATACGTGCGAAATGAAGAGGGCGAATGTTGACGACGATCGCAGTCGTGGATGTTCTGACGGTCTACATGCTGGAGCAATCAACTATGTTGCTTCTTATGGGAATGTAGATAACGGGGATCATATTATGATTGTAAAAATTAATCCTCGTGATGTTGTGAGCGTTCCAACAGAAAACGATTGTGAGAAGCTGCGTACTTGTCGCTATGAAGTAGTTGGTGAGTATCAGGGGCTTCTTAAGAAGCCGCTGTACTCTGCAACTTTTAGTGATGACACATACGGGGACGAGGACGATGGCGATGACGATTATGACGTGAACTATTGGGAACAGTACAATAGTGCTGAAGATAATGAGGAAGCGGATGAGGAAGAGGATGATGAAGAGGATAGGTACAACCCCTGGTATTGATAGTTTAGTCTCATAGAAAGAATAAGCGGTGTTCTGGGAAACAACGGTCGATAATTGCGACATGAGAGGTTCGATTCCTCTACCGCTGGTGGTACATAAGAAAAACAACAATAAATAAACAGGAGAACGCAATGAACAATAAGAAGATTAAGAAGATTAAGAATGTTTATGATAAAAATATAAATCTAGGAAATTTTGACAAAGAAAGAACCAGCTTTTTTCAAACTTTCGGGTCAAAAACGTTATTTGCTTACAATGGCAATCCTGCAAACAAAATTAGTCCAATGATAAAGACTGGTAGTGTTTCCTTAATTAAAACAATGAATATGGTTTTTAACACACACGACGCATATTTTTACGTTAATGGTTCTTCTAAGATATCCGAAGTTAAGTCGTTCAAAACGTGTTTTATTGATTTGGATGCTGGTCGCGACAGTAGTGGCAAATATCTTGGGGCAAAGCAGGTGGCGACACATAAGAAAAAATTTCTTACAGCTATTCAGCAGTTTAGTCTGGAGCCAACATGGATTGTAGATACTCGCAATGGGTATCAGTGCTATTGGTTGCTGACTCCGCACCCAAAGGTTAGTCTTGAGGTATGGAATGGGCTACAAAAGAAATTGGCTAATTATTTTAGTAGCGATACATTAGCTATCAAGGCTAATCAGCTTTTGCGAGTACCATTTACTTATTGGCACAAACCTTGGGAGGGTAAGGTTCCGTATTTTGTCAGTCTGCTGGGCCGCCCAAAAACAAGTGGAGGTCGGTTTAGGTACAGTGTTCAAGAACTACAAGATGCTCTTCAGGGGGTTTCTACGACAATAAAACACATCAAGAACAGGAACAGTACAGAATGGCAGAATAAAGTACACAAAGATCCTTTTAGTGTCAAGAATGAAACAATTGACAATTATTGTTCATCCTATAGTACCGCAATGCTCGCCGCAATTAACCAACGCCCCTCAATTACGCACACCCCCCCAAATAAGGGGGAAGATCCAGACACAACACATAATGCTAAAGATAAACTATTATCTGAAACAATAGACTTTTTGCGACACGTTAGTAAAACGCTCTATTATTCCGACAACAAGTATCTAAGTCAGGCAGGCTATAAGCTAGCTGAGTCTGTTGCAAGAGAATTCTGTATCGGATAGAAACTTTAGAGTAAATAGTATGGGGGAAAAATACAATGCACCAAGATCCTTTTGACTCAGACGAACCAGAAGAAGAGCCAAACATAAATAATGACCATCCATTGTTTAATGGTGAATTGTTGTTTGGATATTTTCAAAGTTTTGTTAGTAGTTTTGGCAGTCACTATGATTCAAATACTGCGGACGATATTGCTAAGGTGTTTGGGTTTAGCAATTACGACAACAGTGTCTGGAAAAGTGTAAATTTTAAGATCAACAAATTAAAGATAGATGCCAAGAATTACAACATTGCACACTCTGCTTATCTAATTAAAGAACCTCCACAATATTGTGGACTATTTAATAATCTAAACTAAGGATACCCAACCGTGAAAAGCCGAGAATATATTGTAGAAAATATCAAAGATTTGACTAATAGTGTTCGTCATGTTGCGTTTAATCATTTTGGAAAGTGGAATGATGAGACAGATGTTGATCTACAAGAGTGTATGAGCATAAGTCCTGAAGAGTCTGAAGAGCTTAATAGATTGATTCCGTATGCCGAATCCAGAAAAATTGTCAGGAGACGCTTACTTAAACAAAAACATAAATATACGAATAAGGTTCGCTATATTATGAGTGAGGATAATTTCTTTGAAATGATAAGTGATCTAAATACTAGCATGGTTAGTGGGTTATTGGCTAAGCTAGCAAGCCAAGAATTGATTAATGTCGCGTTTGATGATGAGGTCAACGACTTTGTGTTCTGGACTAAAGAAGAAAAAACAAATGACAACGAAGAAAACAAAACACCAAAAACCAATTGATCTTGACGTTCACTTTAAGTTTCGTTGCGTAAAGTCGTCATGTGGTTATGAGCATTGGATTGGTCTAAAAGAAGCTCAAACAAAGAACTACAAAATTGTTTGTGATTGTGGCAAGATTTTAAGGCCCAAGAGAATATCGAAAGTTAAGATACTTTACGCTAGGGATGAGTCTCATGCGGCACCAGCAACACAACAAAAAATAGTACCGATAAAAGCGGACGCCATTGATTCTGTTCCGGTCGCTAGTGTTGACATGCTGGCAAAGTGTGGTAGGGTGCTGGTTGGG